CGTATGTGCGATGGGGCACCTTGAGCTCAACGGATTTAGAGCGCATCGCGGACACGTCATGGAAGAAGGTATGGCGTGCGACGTATTTGAGAAGTTCGACAAAGTGTTTTCAGGACACTACCATACACGGAGCGACAACGGACGAATCTTCTACCTAGGCAATCCATATGAGATGTTCTGGAATGATGTGAATGATCCTCGCGGGTTTACAATCTTTGATACAGAGACCCTAGAGCATATCCAGATTGATAACCCTTATAAATTATTCTATAATATCTATTATGAGGATACTCCGCATCAAATGTTTGATGCTTCTGAATATGAAAATAAGATCGTTAAAGTCATAGTCAGGAAAAAAAGCAGTCCTAAAAACTTTGAAAAGTTTATTGATAAACTTTATTCTGCAGGAGTTCAAGATCTAAAAATCATTGAAAACTTCAATATTGAGGTAGGTGAAGATTTTGAAATCAATGAAGAGGAGAATACAATCTCCATCCTGCACAGATACGTCGATGAGTCTGAACTTGAACTAGATAAGACCAAAGTTATTAGTATTCTCCAGGATATTTACAGACAAGCGTGCGAGGTAGCTGAGTAATGTTTATGCTTACTCTCAAAGATCAAAAAGACGATGGTGCTTATGCTCTACATGATAGGTACGGAGAAAAAGTTCTCTTGATGTTTGAAGAGGAAGATGATGCAGTCAGATATGCTTTGCTATTAAAAGATAGTGAAGATTATGGAAAAGAAATGGAAGTTGTTGAAATAGATGAAGATCTTGCTATAAAGGCATGTAAATTACACAACTACAAATATTCAGTTGTAACTGAAAACGATATTGTAATTCCTCCCGTTTGACATTTAATTTTTATCATGATTACTTTCAAAAAGATTCGTTGGAAAAATTTCCTTTCAACGGGAAATCAGTTTACGGAAGTGGACTTCCAAGAGAAAAATACAAATCTGATTATTGGTACTAATGGTGCTGGTAAGTCAACAATTTTGGATGCTCTGACTTTTTCTCTGTTTAACAAACCATTTCGTAAGATTAATAAATCCCAACTTCTCAACACAACCAATGAGAAAGATTGTGTTGTGGAAATCGAGTTCAATGTCAATAACCGAGAATATCTTGTCCGACGTGGGATGAAACCCAATGTCTTTGATATTGAAGTGAATGGCAAACCTTTGCACAAAGAAGCAGATGATCGTGCCAATCAAAAGATCTTGGAGGAGAGTATCCTAAAAGTAAATTATAAGTCTTTTACTCAGATTGTTATTCTGGGTAGTAGTACTTTTGTTCCTTTCATGCAATTGACTTCTTCAAACCGTAGAGAAGTTATTGAAGACTTGTTGGATATCCGCATCTTCTCTGCAATGAACAATCTCATCAAAGATAATATCCGAACTCAGAAAGAACAGATCAAATCCCTTGAACTTAAGAAGCAAACTCTCAAGGAAAAAGAAAATATGCAGAGAGAGTTCATTGAAGAACTTGAGGATCGTGGCAATGCTAATATCAATGCCAGTAAGAAAAAAATTACCAACTTAGATAATGAAGTTGGTGTTTACATGAAAGAGAATGACAGCACAAATCAACAAGTAGAAGAACTGACTAAGTTGCAGACAGATTTAGTTGATGCTGGTAAGAAGTTAGTAAAACTAAACAATCTCAAAGGTAAAATCTCACAAAAGGTAAGCACAATTACCAAAGAACATAAGTTTTTTACTGAAAATACGGAATGCCCTACCTGTGGACAGACTATAGAAGAGGAATTTAGGTTAAATAGAATTGATGACGTTCAAACTAAGGCAAAGGAACTTAAGAACGGTTATGAAGAACTTGAAAAAACAATTGAGTTCGAACAGGAGAGAGAGCGTCAATTCAATGCCCTATCCCAGGAGATTACAAAACTAACGCATGGCATTTCTCAAAACAATACTCGGATTAGTCTCAACCAAAGACAAATCAGAGATCTTGAACATGAAATTCAAACTATTACCAGTAACCTACAAAACAGAAATACTGAACATGAGAAGTTAGAAGAATTTAGACAAAATCTCCAAAAGACATTTGAATACTTAGCACAAAAGAAACAAGAAATCGTTTATTACGATTTTGCCTATTCCTTACTCAAGGATGATGGCGTAAAAACGAAGATTATTAAAAAGTATCTTCCGTTCATAAATCAACAGGTTAATCGTTATCTTCAGATGATGGATTTTTACATCAATTTCCATCTTGATGAAGAATTTAAAGAAACTGTTAAATCTCCTATTCATGAAGATTTTTCTTACAGTTCCTTTAGCGAAGGTGAAAAGATGAGAATCGACCTTGCCCTACTTTTTACTTGGCGTGAAGTAGCGCGTGTCAAAAACTCTGTTAACACCAACCTGTTGATTATGGATGAAGTTTTTGATAGTTCCCTAGATGGATTTGGTACAGAAGAGTTTTTGAAAATTATTCGATACGTCATTAAGGATGCGAATATCTTTATCATCTCACACAAAACCGATCTGCATGACAAATTTGAAAGTGTCATAAAGTTCGATAAAGTCAAAGGTTTTTCCCGTATAGTATCAGTATAAGCATTAGGACAATGACTACGCCAAACTGGCAACACCATTCAAAGAAGGAACAGAAGCGCAAACTGAAACCTCAAGCAATGCGATCTAGGAGAGAAGCACTCCGCCAATTTAAAAAGCGTCACATGACCCCGCCCAAACAGCGGGGTTCTTTTGTATGATACGTACATACACAAAAGATTCATGACTGTCCGCCACGAAATTAAGTCCCAACTTGCCAAACTCCTCGCTACTGAGGATCTGATGGTAGAGCACAAAAAAGTTGAGACCGCTTGTTTCAATGTCCATACTCGCGTTTTGACTCTTCCTATGTGGGAAGCAAGCAGCGGTGTATTTGACATGTTGGTTGGTCATGAGGTTGGACACGCTCTCTATACTCCAGATAGAAATTGGTTAACTGAAGTCAAGATTCCTCCTCAGTTTGTCAACGTTGTTGAAGACGTTCGTATTGAGAAATTGATGAAACGCCGATATATGGGTATTTCTAAGACTTTCTATAGGGGATACCAAGAACTTTCTGACAAGGATTTCTTCGATCTTGATGGGGAAGATATCTCTGAGTTCAGTCTCGCTGATCGCGCCAATCTGTATTTTAAGATTGGTAACTTCGTTGAGGTTCCATTCTCTGAGAAGGAGATGGAAATTATTCGCCAGATTGAGTCTTGCGAAAGTTTTGATGACGTTCTTTCTGCAGCGGAGACTTTGTATAAGTTCTGTAAACATCAAGATGAAGTAAACACTAACATCGATAACCTAGACACCAATCAGCAGAATCAACAGTCTTCTGGGGGTCAGAATGGAGGTGATATGACTCCGCAGGATCAACATGACGACTCTTCTGATGCCTCTGATGAAGTTGAAGATGATAACTTTGAGTCGGAAGAACCTGAAGAAGGAGAATCTTATGGCGGTACGGCAGATAAAGAAGAGCAGCAAGATAATCCTACAGATCCTCCCAATATCCCTCCCAGCGGTTCTGGTGGCATTTCTGATACAGTAAAGACTATGGATTCTCTAGAGCAAGCTCTTAAGGATCTTGCTTCGATGGAGGGTTCTGAAGAGAATGTTTATCTAGAAATTCCTGCTGATCTTGATATCGATAAAATTGTTATTCCTATGAATGAAATTCAGCAAACTTTGAATGATTCATGGCAAGATTATGAAGATGATATCTTTGAAATTCCTGACGGTTTGTATGCAAAATTCAAGCGTTCTGCTCAGAAAGAAGTCAATTACTTGGTAAAAGAATTTGAGTGCCGCAAGTCTGCGGACTCATATGCTCGTGCCACTACTGCTCGTACTGGCGTTCTGGACTGCACTAAACTCCATACTTACAAATTTAATGAAGATCTCTTTAAGAAGGTAACAACCCTTGCTGAGGGTAAGAATCATGGATTGGTGTTTGTCCTTGATTGGTCTGGTTCTATGCAGTACGTTATGGAAGATACTATCAAGCAACTGTATAATCTAATTTGGTTCTGCCGAAAGGTTAATATTCCGTTTGATGTTTATGCGTTTACTTCGGAATATCCAAGGGTTAGTTATGATGAAGACGGAAAAGCAATCATCAAACACTACTGCTATGAGCGTAAGCATGGACTTCTTGGTATTCCCGAATGGTTCTCTATGATGAATCTGTTTACTAGTAAGTGTAATGCTAAAGAATTGGATTTTCAGATGTTGAGACTTTATCGTTTGGCATATTCATTCTCTCATTATGCTGCTTATCGCTATCCGACTGGGATGGGTCTTTCTGGAACTCCTTTGAATGAAGCTCTTATGTGTCTTCATAAGATTATTCCCAACTTCAAGAATGAACATAAACTTCAGAAAGTGCAATGTGTTATTCTGACTGATGGGGAAGCAGCACCTTTGAAATATCATCGGGAAGTTCAACGTCATTGGGAGGAAGAACCTTTCCTTGGTGTTGCTGGTATCGGTCGTAATGCATTTCTTCGCGATAGAAAATTGGGAACGACTTATTCCTTTGACTGTGAATGGTATGATTTTACAAAAGTTCTTCTTAGGAATTTGAAGGACAGGTTTACGGATACTAATTTCATCGGTTTGCGCGTTCTTGAGAGTCGTGATGCTGGATCTTTCATTCGACGTTATTGTGGATACTTTTCTCCTAAAGTTGATAAGGTTATGTCTGTTTGGAAAAAGACTAAAGCATTTTCTCTAACTAACACTGGATATGATAAGTATTTTGGTATCTCTGCAACAGCACTCTCTAGCGATTCTGACTTTGAAGTAAAAGAAGACGCAACAAAGTCTCAAATTAAGAGTGCTTTTAAAAAGTCTCTTGCATCTAAAAAGATGAATAAGAAGATTCTTGGAGAATTTGTAGAACTTATTGCTTAAAATAAATAGTAATGAAGATTACAGAGAAACCAATGTCCCGTTTTGGAGATCTAGCTAGCGGTAAACCCGCTGCCAAACCTGCAGCACCTGCAGCACCAGCACCGCCTGCCCCCGCTGTTGTCCCTACAAAACCAGTAGAAGCAGTTGCCCCTAAGAAGAAATCCAAAAAGTAATCCAATTAATAAACTGTCACAGGGGGCACTGAACGCCCCCTTTTTTATGTGTATAATAAGTTCAGTTCAAACAAATCAATGCCCTTCGCTCCTGTACCCGTGACTACTGATGATCTGATTTCTTACCTTACTAAAAAGCATGGTGAGACTGTCGGTGTCCCCGAACTGCTTGGTGCTTCTGATCATTTCGGTTGCTCTCTTGCTACTGTCAAGAAGCGTCTCAAGGATAACAAGTCTGGTATCGGTAAATGGAATTTGACTGTTGCCGAAAAACTGGAAAAGAATTATCAGGCACCTGCTGCGCTTCCAGTAACCGAACAAAACCTTATCCCTGAAAAAAATGATACCTTCGTCAAGTTTGGTAATTTCAACGATCTACGCAAAATTATTCAGTCGCGACTGTTCTATCCAGCGTTCATTACGGGTTTGTCGGGTAATGGTAAAACGTTTTCAGTCGAACAAGCCTGTGCTCAGTTGGGTAGGGAACTGATTCGTGTAAACATTACTATTGAAACTGATGAAGATGATCTTATTGGCGGTTTCCGTCTTGTTAATGGCGAAACCGTCTGGCACAATGGCCCAGTCGTTGAAGCACTCGAACGAGGTGCTATCTTGCTCCTTGACGAGATCGACCTTGCCAGTAATAAAATTCTCTGCCTCCAGAGCGTTCTTGAAGGAAATGGAGTCTTCCTTAAAAAAATTGGAAAATTTGTCCGACCCAGTGCAGGTTTCAACGTCATCGCAACCGCAAACACTAAAGGTAAAGGTTCAGACGATGGACGATTCATTGGAACTAACGTGCTCAACGAAGCCTTCCTTGAGCGATTCCCAGTAACCTTTGAACAGGAGTATCCTACTCCTGCAAATGAGATTAAGATTCTCACCAATGTTGCTCGCGATCTTAATGTAGTTGCTCCTGACTTCTGCAAGCGTCTTGTAGATTGGGCAGATATCATCCGTAAGACCTTCTATGATGGCGGCATTGAGGAAATCATTTCTACTCGCCGTCTAGTCCACGTCATCCGTGCCTACAGCATCTTTGCCAACAAAGAAAAGGCAATCGAAGTCTGCGTCAATCGTTTCGATGATGAAACCAAGCAGGCATTCCTGGAACTTTATGATAAAGTTGATGAAGACTTCCAACTCACTCCTGACGATGCTCCCGTTGCAGAATCTGAAAAAGAGTGATACAATATGATTAATTCCTGGTCCCTACTATTTGATGAATTAAAAATGGACGAGTATCCTTATAGTGAACATGATTTTCATCCAGACTATACCGAATTGCCTGACACAATTCCAACTCTTAACATTGAAATGAACAGTAACAATCCCAATCGATTTAAGTACAGCGAAGAAAGTATTATCAAAGAACTAAGCGATTATATTTCTGGTACATATAACCAGCATTATTCTGCTGGCGATGATAAAATTCAGACACTTGATCTGATTGAAGCATGTGGCGATGGCGAAGCATTCTGCCGCAGTAATATTCTCAAGTATGCCTCTCGCTATGATAAGAAAGGCACTGCTCGTCGCGACATTATGAAGATCTTGCACTATGCTGTTCTTTTGATGCACTTCAACGACAAGAACGCAAAACGTGAGGACTACCCTAACCGATGAAATTGAAACCTAACAGCATGAAATTATCTGACAACACCCTGACTATCCTCAAGAACTTTGCAGGAATCAACAACTCTATTCTTGTAAAGCAGGGAACTAAACTCCGCACTATCTCTGTAGCAAAAAACATTCTTGCGGAAGCAGACATCAAAGAAGAGTTCCCTCGGGACTTTGCGATTTATGATCTTAATCAATTCCTGAATGGTCTTGGTTTGCATCAGGATCCAGACCTAGACTTCAACGAAACTTCTTATCTCAGCATCAAAGAAGGTAAGCGTCGGGTCAAGTACTTTTATGCAGATCCTAATGTAATCATTGCTCCTCCTGAAAAAGAAATCAATCTTCCTACTGAAGATGTTTGTTTTCAGTTGGATAGTACTTCTTTGGAGAAACTTGTAAAAGCAGCAGCAGTCTATCAACTCCCTGATTTGTCTGCTGTTGGAGAAGCAGGTGTTATCAAACTAGTAGTTCATGATAAGAAGAACGACACCTCTAACCAGTATGCTATTGTAGTTGGCGAAACTGATCAGGAGTTTAGTTTTAACTTCAAAGTTGAAAATATCAAGATTATCCCTGGTGCATATGACGTAGTTGTCTCTTCAAAACTGCTTTCCCAATTTACCAATACTAAGTATGATCTCAAATACTACATTGCGTTGGAACCCGATTCAACCTTCGGTTGATATTCCTCTTAGAATCGTAGGCAGCATTGGCGTTATTGTTGCCTACTTCGTTATTCTACACGTAAATGTCCTTGCAGGTGTTTTTATCAACCTCGCAGCAGATTTAATTTCAATACCTTACTTTATTAGAACTAAATCTTGGGATGTTGTCGCCATGTTGTCTTTTCTACTTGCGATCAGTATTAGTAAACTGATCTCATGAATGCAAACACTTTGAGGATTGTTGGAAGTGCCAGTTTGCTAATTGGTTACTTCCTTCTTCTGTATTTGGATGTTAGAATTGGATGTACATTCAGACTAATTGGTGGATGTATGATGATTCCTTTTGCAGTGTCGATCAAAACATGGGATGTAGTAGGACTACAAACATTTTTCGCAGTCATTGACGCATCAAAAATTATACAGTTATCATTATGACGGATTGGAAAAAACTATACAGCGATCTTCCTGTTGAAGAACTGGATAAGATTGCTTTGCTCCGAGTCATGGAATGCACTAATGGAATTATTCAATTTGCATTTCGAGATGGAGAAGATTATGCGCTCCCTCTTGAGGAAACAAGGCGTGCTATGAAATTCAGCATGGGATGTATCAAACGAATGGAGATCCCGCTGAAAGAGGAAACGATTGTCTTTGCTCCAGAAACACAAGAACTCATGCGACAAGCAAGAGATTTTTATGTTCGTGGTATGAAGCAGGGAGATGATGAGGCGTATGCTGAGTTCATGAAAATCTCTGAGGTAACCGCTCAAGTTTGTGGAATCGATCGTCTCATTCAGGCAAAGAAAACTTTGGAACAAAACGTTGACGATATTCCTCCCGATACGCTAAAATGGGGACTAGCATATCTTATGCAATTTTTTCGTCGATGAACATTTTTGCAACTCATCAAGATCCGTACCTTTCAGCAAAGGTACTTCCTGATAAACACATCGTCAAGATGCCTTTAGAATCTTGTCAGATGCTTGCAATCATATATTCTAAATGGTATTATGATTGGGGTACTCTTCCTAAAGCAGATGGAACTCCATACGCTACAAAGAAAGGTGCTTTTCGGAATCATCCATCAACCAAATGGGCAGGATCGTCTATCTACAATACTGCTTGGTTGATTCAGCATGGGTGCTGTTTGGCAGATGAGTATCAGAGAAGGTATGGTAAAATTCATACTTGCTCTAAAGCTTTGTTTGAAGCAAAGAAAATTTTTCATCGCAAGACAGATAAAGCAATTACATGCTGGGGTATGGCAGAAAACTTTTCCCGTGCAATGCCCGATGAATGGAAATATGATGATTCAATAGATACGTTTACTGCTTACAAGAGGTATATCGCATCTAAACCTTGGGTAAAGGAAAATTATATTCGTATCCCCGAAAGAAAACCTGCTTGGATTTAAAATGTTACTCTGGAAAAAAAATTATAATTTTGATCCCACTACTATTGATACGATAGTATCTCAACTGAGGGAGAATGAAAAAAGTTTAGACTCTGATCTGAATTATCACACTTCATATTTTTTCAATGATGAAGATAAACCTGAATTGGTTTTTATGAATCAATATAGGGAAATTTGTGATCAAATCTCAAAAGATATGGGTCTATACCATAGAGCAGGTCTTTCTTTTGATGTTTGGATGCAAGTTTACACAAACCAGAGTAAGACCTTTAATCGACATGAACATTTTTCTGGTAATGAATTTTTGTCCTGGGTTCATTTTCTGAGACAACCTGAAGAACAGAACTTTTATTTTCTAAATTCTGAAGGAGAAAAAATCTATCCAGAAGTAAAGCAGGGAGATCTAATCGTATTTCCTTCCTGGGTTCTTCATGCTGCAGCTCCTCCAAAATCAGAGGGAGATAGAGTTATTATTTCTGGAAATATTCAAGTTGAGGTTCTACTTAGAGACCGATCTAATACTGAAGTATCCAAATTGATGTATCATCGATTTGGTGGTAGATTTGGTATGTGGGAAGTTTGTCAGGAAAAACTACCAATGGAAGAGTATTATGAGGCAGAATCATGAGTAGCATGGTACAATATAAAAAGCATCGCGTTTTCAGAGAAACTCCCGATGTTGTATTCTATGACATTTCGGTAGATGATTCAAACGCATCTGATCTTGTGGTACACGAAGGACCAGCAATTTCACCACCAAACGATGTCATCGGTGCAAAGCAGTTCTACGTTCACTATCATCAAGTGGACCATAATCGTGTCCTCTCAGGTGAAAGAATCTTTGAACTTGTAAATTTGGAATGGAAGTTTCCATACCATATTGTTCATTTGAATCGTCAGAGTGGTGCTTTGGTTGTTCCTGTTGGAACGTATCATCGCAGCACTTCTGGCGAGAAAGGATCAATTGTAATCAACCAAGCGATCCGCGATGATGAGTTTGATCCAGAGACTGAATTTATTCCAGTTTCCGCTGGACAAAACTCTGAACTCTATCGCATACTGGCACATGAAAAACCAGTAATTCATAATCTTGGTGAATAATGAAAACACTTTGGAATGAGTATAAAAAACTCATTTTTAATACTTTTCCTGACTTAGAAAACATTGGAGATTGGGCAGACTGGGAAGAAAACAATACTTCTCTTACTGCAAAACTCTACAACAGCAAATACATTATTAAGTCTAGGGAAGTTGAGATATGGGATGAGAAGTCCTGCATCTACAACAACATAATCTATCCAAAGACGGGTGAAAATCTACCCTGCTTTGGGATGGATTTGATGGGTTTTTTTGATAAGAAAGTCATTATTGTATTTGACTTTCAGCACCCAGTAGAAAACCATTTGTTCTCTCATCCAGATCTTCCTAAGGCAGAGGGAACATTTAGATTCTTTGAACCTGGTAATCATTTTTCTGAAAATGTATTTGTCCGCAAATGCACCATGTCGGAAGTAAATGATTATCTGGATGACTTCGCTGCTTATTTACAGGCATACAAAGAAATGCTAGAATCTAAGAAACCTAATGGGTTTGCTGTCCATTCTACTTACAGCGATTTTGACAAATACATGAAACGTCTTGATCCTGTCAGTGGTTATTTGAGTAGTAAGTTCGGCAAAGAAAAAGCGGAACAACTAGTAAACGATTTTCTTTTTTGTTATGAGTGATTTTATTTGGGTTGAAAAGTATCGCCCGAAGACTATTGAAGAATGTATCCTGCCAGAGTCTACTAAAAAGACCTTTCAGGAGTTTCTAAATAAGGGAGAAATTCCCAACATGCTTCTTGCTGGTCCTCCTGGTATTGGTAAGACGACTGTTGCTAAAGCTCTATGTAATGAACTTGGAGTAGACGTATATGTCATCAATGGATCCGACGAGGGTAGATTCCTCGATACTGTCAGAAACAATGCGAAGAACTTCGCTTCGACCGTCTCGCTTACATCAGATTCTAAACACAAAGTTATCATCATCGATGAGGCAGATAACACGTCCAACGATGTACAACTCCTCCTACGGGCGTTTATTGAGGAGTTTGCTGGCAACTGTAGATTCATCTTCACCTGTAACTACAAAAATAAAATCCTTGAACCCCTGCACTCGCGATGTGCCGTTGTTGAGTTTGGAATCAAAGGAAAAGACCGCCAAACCATTGCAGCACAATTCTTCCAACGTATCAAACAAATCCTGGATACAGAAGGTGTTGAATATGATAACAAGGTCCTGGTAGAACTTATTAACAAACACTTCCCCGATTGGCGTCGTGTTTTAAATGAATGTCAGCGTTACTCTGTAAGTGGGAAGATTGACTCTGGTATTCTTGCTTCTTTCTCTGATGTTGCTGTAAATGATCTTATCAAAAATCTTAAACAAAAGAATTTTGCTGAGGTACGTAAGTGGATCGTTTCTAATCTGGATAATGATACTACTGTACTTCTGCGTCGTATCTACGATGCTCTTTATGATGCCCTTGAGAACAATAGCGTTCCTGCTGCTGTGCTTGTGCTTGCTAAGTATCAGTATCAGGCGGCGTTCGTAGCAGATCAAGAGATCAACATGCTTGCTTGTCTGACCGAAATTATGGTGGAGTGTGAGTTCAAATGACAAACGATTGGCGGTACACTGATGATCGGATGCAACTCCGACAAGAGACTTTTTTAAAACTTAAGAATCATTTCAATCTAAAGGAAATTCAACTTTTGTATGAGTTCTGTCATCTCTGGATTAGTCAAGGAAACAACACTACAGAAAATGTTGAAGTAGAATTTGAAAACTTTGTAAAACTCAATGGACAATAAAATGATTGATGTAAAATTGCTTCGTATTGTTACTGGTGAAGAAGTCATCGCAGAACTAGTTTCTGAAGATGAAAACACCATTACTGTAAAGAACGGTTTGGTTGTTCTTCCTAGCGGTAACTCTTATGGGTTTGCTCCATGGGCAACCGTAATTGATTCTGATAATCCTGAGATTACGATGGTTCGTAATCATATTGTATACATTGCCGAAGTTGCTTCTTCTGTCAAGAAGAAGTATAATGATCTCTATGGAAGTAAGTTGATTACTCCAGATGAGAAAAAGATCATCGTGTGATTATGAAAAAGAACAAAGCGCATCAAATGAAATCATCCCACTATTATATTTTCTGGGGAATCTGCACAGTTGCTGTGGTATTGGGTCAACTTTATGTTGGTTCTGGATATCGTATTATGTCGGGTAGTGTAAATAGACTTACAAATACCCTTGTTACTGGATTTGAGGAGATTGATGGTTCTACTCAATATTGATAAGTCTAAACTGAAAGATCCAGTAGTAAAGACTACACCAGAACTTGTCGATGAGGCAAACTGGGCACTATTCCGTGCTAAAATGACTTTACCTGCCGCCGCAAAACATTGTGGTATGACACAGAAAGAAATGAAAATGACTTTCTGGGAATTTTTAAAGTATCATCCTAAAGATTATGAAATCTCTGAAGACTCCCCTCAGGTATCCAGGGGGTAAATCTCGTGCCTGCGTTAAGATGGACCCCTTCTTCCCTGATCTGAGGGATTACAAGGAGTTCAGAGAACCTTTCCTTGGCGGAGGTAGTGTTGCAATTCATGTCTCTAAGAAGTACCCACATCTTAAGATTTGGGTCAATGACTTGTACGAACCTCTAGTCAACTTCTGGCAGCAACTCCAAATGTTTGGGGTTGATATGAAAGAGAACTTGACTAATCTGAAGTCATATCATCATAATGAGGAACGAGCAAGAGAATTGTTTATATCCTCTAAAGATACACTGAATGATACGAAAGCATCTTCCTTTGATAGGGCATGTGCATTTTATATTGTCAACAAATGCTCCTTTAGCGGTCTTACTGAAAGTTCTTCTTTTTCCAAGATGGCATCGGTAAGTAATTTTTCAATGAGAGGTATTGAGAAACTTCCTGGTTATCAGGAAATTATTTCTCATTGGGATATTACTAATTACTCATATGATTATCTGATGGATGAAACGTCAGATAGAAAGGTTTTCATGTACCTTGATCCTCCATATGATATCAAAGATAATCTTTATGGTAAAAAGGGTTCAATGCACAAAGGATTTGATCATGACCTTTTTGCTCAGCATTGTAATGAGTGCTCGTTAGATTCTCTCGTATCATATAACTCTGATCAACTTGTCAAAGATAGATTTACTGATTCCAAATGGCGAGCAGCAGAATTTGATCTTACCTACACAATGAGATCAGTTGGTGAATATATGCGGGATCAGCAAAAGAGAAAAGAATTACTATTGTTTAATTATGGAATTGAAGGATTGGTTAAACTCGATCAACCAAACGAAGAAGAATCTGATTGACGAAGATCCTTCCCTTGAGAAGGAATATCCTCCATACGTTGTCAACAGATGCTTCTCTGGTCATCTGGATGCAATTATGTTTGCAAATGAGATGAATCAGTACCATTTTCTGCCCAAGAAAATGCAATATGATTTTTTTCTAAATAGTCTCAGGAAAAAGAAGAGATTTTCTCCCTGGCTCCGACAAGATAAGATCAAAGATCTTGATTATGTTAAACGTTACTATGGTTATAGTAATGAAAAGGCAAAACAAGCTTTGAGGATTCTAACAAAAGAACAAATAGCATTCATTAAATCAAAATTTGAGACTGGAGGATCAAATGAGCGTCGTTAGAGAACCTGAAGTGAAGTGGACGCCCGACCAAATGGTAGAAGTGGTTCTAAATGAACCCGATGACTTTTTGAAAGTGCGCGAAACTTTGACTCGTATTGGAGTCGCTTCGAGAAAAGAGAAAAAGATTTATCAATCTTGCCATATTCTGCACAAGCAAGGTAGATACTATCTGGTACACTTTAAAGAATTATTTGCGTTAGATGGCAAACACGCAAATCTCACCGTCAATGATGTCCAACGCCGTAACCGCATTGCTCAACTGCTTGCTGATTGGGGTCTTATTGGCATTGTAGACGCTACTAAGATTCAGGACATTGCTCCTTTGAATCAAATTAAAGTTCTTGCTTATAAAGATAAGCAGGACTGGATTCTAGAAACCAAGTACAATATTGGATCTAAGAAGAAGCGAGTAGAAGA